AACTTAATGGTCAATATAATTACATTGAATTTTTTAATAGTTCAAGAATAGATTTGCTTGATCTTAAACTTCTTCCAAGTGATCCACAGTTTCAAAGATTTGGCTCAACTGAATACACTGGTGGATGGATTGAGGAAGCTGGAGAGGTTCATTATTTAGCGTTTGACATTTTAAAAACTCGTATTGGAAGATGGAAAAATAATGAATATGGTTTAAACCCAGCCAAGATATTATTAACTTGTAATCCAGAACAAAATTGGCTTTATCGTGTATTTTATAAGCCATGGAAAAAAAACACTCTTGAGGATGGATATGCTTTTATTCAATCTCTTTATAGTGATAATCCATATACAGCAAGAGAAGCCGAAAAAAGATTGGATCAAATTAAGGATAAGGTTTTGAGAGCAAGACTTAAACTTGGTCTTTGGGAATATACATCAGATGATAATGGTTTAGTGAATTATGATGCTATTATAGATTTGTTTACTAATGTATTAGAAAATCCGAAAGAAACAAGATCAAAATATCTAACTGCCGATGTTGCTAGATATGGAAGTGATAAGATTGTGTTTGGTGATTGGAAAGACTACGAGCTTTATAAGGTTTTTTGGAAACAAGGAAGGGGAATAGATCAAACTGCACAAGATTTAAAAGATGAATTAAAGAACGAAAGAATACCTTATAGTCATGCTATTGCTGATGATGATGGGGTGGGTGGTGGTGTTGTAGATATTGTGAGGGGAATTAAGGGGTTTGTTGGTAATAGTTCTGCATTAAAAGTTAAAGACCACACTGAAGCATATAAAGAACGTAGAGATAATTATAGAAATCTTCGTTCACAATGTGGATTTATGTTGGCTGAAATGATAATGAATCACGAAATTGCAATAACCGATAAAAGTTTAGATGAAACTACTAGAGAAATGATTATTGAGGATTTAATGGCTTTGTTAAGAAAAAAGGAAACACCAACGGAGTCACCACTACAACTGATTTCTAAAGATGAAATAAAAGAGACACTTGGAAGATCGCCTGATTTTGGAGACATGATGTTAATGAGGATGTATTTTAAATTAAACAAGCCAAAAGTGTTTAAACAGAATAACGACCCAGGTGGAGTAAAACAATATTTTGAGAACATACCAGCTTAAGGTTGTGTATAAATAGTTTTATTTGCCAGAATAATTAAATATGAAGACGCAAGAAATAACCCCCATTAGTCCAGAGCTTCAAATGCTTTTAAACAACAAGGAGTCTGGATACAATTACAGAAGACGAAGACAGCAAGACTGGCTTGAGAACTACACGCTATATCGTGATAAAGTGACTATTAATCGCTTAACTCAACGCCAATCAGTCAATATCCCTCTCATGAAGCAAACTGTGCGAACTCTACTTAAAGATGTAGATGATATGCCAGTGCTATTCTTTGAGAACCTAGACAATGATAAGTCAGCCGAAGTCTTTCAGAATGAATATTGGAAGTGGACAGTTGAAGAGAATAACATGGAACTTCAAGACTTAATGGATAAGCGACAGGTGTTTTTGTTTGGTAGATCATTTGACCAGTGGCAGATTGCTGATGGTAAAGTGGTGATGGAAGTGCAAGATCCACAAGACATTTTAGTGGATAGATACTGCAATCCAGTAGATATTAATACTTCAAGGTTTTTGATTCACCAACACATCTTTGTTCCACTATCCCAGTTAGAGAAGAATGAAAACTATGACCAAAAGAAGGTTAAAGAGTTAAAACAGTGGTATTCAACTGAAATGGGACTAATTAAAGCCAATGATAACAAAAATGCCCTAACCGAGAAGAATGAGAGGTTGGGTGCGATGGGACTGGAAGATGTTGAGTCTCCAATACTTGGTGAAACCATTGTTGAGCTAACCATGCACTTTGTTTACAGACAAGAAGAGGGAGATAGTGAAGAGAAAATCTATCAGTATGTAGAAGCTGATGGCATGAAGATCTTAATGAAGAAAGCTCTTGATGAGGTAATTGGTAAGACAGAGGATGATTACTGGACTAATCATTATAACTATGTGTCATGGGGAGATGATTTAGAGAGACAAGACTTCTGGTCAGACTCAATTGCTGACATTATTAGAACACCCAATAAAGTGCTAAACTCTTGGTTTAGTCAGTTGGTAGAGAATAGAACGCTAAGAAACTTTGGGATGCACTACTATGACACCACTGCAACAGGTGATGGCTTTATGCCTAACACTTTTAATCCAGTCCCCTGGGGATGGTATGGAGTGCCAGGAAAGCCAAGCGATATTATGCAAAAGGTAGAAATACCAGATTTGTCTGAGTCGCTAGATGAAATGCAGTTTATTATCAACATGGCTGAAAAGGCGACAGGTGCAACAGCTACCCAGCAGGGTACTCAGGTTGAAAGACAAATTACTCTTGGAGAAGTCCAGCTTGCTCTTGGTGAAGCCAAAGAGAGAATTAAAGGGATGAGTAAGTTTTACACTCCAGCTTGGAAGCGAAGAGGTGAGATTTTCTTAAAACTAATTGAAGCAGGTGCAGATAAGCTAGATGCCATTAAGATCTACAAAGAGGGTAGAAACACCACTGAAATCTTTGAGAGAGAAATTAAACCATCTGACTGGATGACTAAGCTTGGATATAGAACTAAGGTTTGGAGTCAGGATGAGAAAGATGCACAGGACAGTGAATCAATTCAAAAGTTAAATGCGACTCTCTCCATTATGCCTGACAATCTAAAGTTACTGGAAATCTACAAGCGAAAGCTTCTTGAGTTTGCTGATCTAAACCCAGATGAGATTAATGCAGTTATGGAAATGGAACAGCAAAAAATAGAAATGATGGTAAGTCAGCAACAGGCGATGATGGGACAAGGGATGCAAGCTCCAGTGCAGGGACAAGCACCAGCCCAACAACAACCAGTACAACAACAAAGACCTCAACAACCACAACAAAGACAGGCATTATAAAAGAAAAAGAAGGAAGCTATGTTTGATGAAATCTTGCAAAAAACAGGACTTAAATATGAAGATCTAACATCACAGGAAAAGGAAACTTTTCACTCATGGGTAGATGCCATGAGGGAGACAGGAATCAGTGTGACTAAGGTCAAAGATCATATTGAGTCCATGAAGTATAGTGTGGAGATGGAACTTGGTGATACTAAACACAACTCTAAGCGAGATCTCTACCTTAAAGCTAGACTTAAAAATTATATGCTACTTGAAGCTATGCTAAGTACTCCTGAAAAAGCACAAAAGGCACTAGATAGAGCATTAGCTGGCATTGTAAGTAAAAAGTAAATTATTTAAATATCCTAACCCGAAAGGACTGGAATTATGGCAAATCATATAAAACCCACTGCTGAAGAATTGGAAGCAAGCTCAAAAGCTCTTGCAAAAGAAGCTGAAGAGTTAATGCCCAAAGATGAAGGTAGTGAAGAACCAACTGAAGTAGAAAAAGACGAAAATGAGGGCAAAGAACAGGTCGTTTTTGAGAGTGAACCAGAGGTAGAAAAAGAAGCTCCAGAGGTAGAAGAAAAAGAAGAGCAAAAAGAGGTAAAACCAGAGGTAGAGACAGAAGACTATAAAACTAAGTTTATTCACTCCACTAAAGAAGCCCAAATGCTTTATTCAAAGAATAAGAAGCTCCAGGAAGCTTTTGATAGAGCTGGTAAAGTAGAACCCCCAACCGAAGAAGAACTAGAAAAAGAGTTTAGCGATTGGGACATCATGAGTGATTTAGAAAAGAAACTAGCCAAAGACAATCTCATTAATAAGAAAAGATTTGAAGCGATTGAACAGTTTAATGTTGAAAACCAACAGATGAGTGTTTGGGAGAGTAAGGTTGATGAGTTTATTACAGATCCAAATACGCTGGTCAAATACAAAAGTCTTGATGGTAAAGAAGATGAGTTTAAGTTGTTTGCTTCAAAGGATAGTAGAAGAGGTAATGACTTTGATGATATTGTTTCAGCGTTTCTTTACAAAATAGATCAAGTTAAGCCAGTAAAGAACAAAGGCAAGATGATGGAGAGTGGTACTGGTGGAGCTAGTAAAAAAGCAGAACCAGTTAAGAAAACACTAAGTGTTGAAGAAGGCAGAAGACTAAGAAAAAGAGATTATAGTAAGTGGAAAGATATGTTAAGGGCTGGCAAGATTGATGAGACTTAAAAATCCGATTTGACAAGAAATAAAACCATACGCTAGAGTGTAGTTAAGTTGCTTCCTAACCCCTTTTTTGGGACTGGTAAGAATATTATTAGTTATACCGAAAGGGGAATATGGCAAGTGTCTACGCAACTAAGATAGCTGAGGGTTTTTCCCAGCGACTCTTAAAAGAAGTTTACGATACATCACTCACCGATGTGATTGTAAACAGAGATTATGAAGGTGAGATTAATGAAGTCGGTTCAAAATTAAACATTTTGAACATAGCTCGCATTTCAGAGAAGACTTACGATGGTGGGGACTTAACTGCTGATTCTCTATATGAGAATAATTCAGTTTTGACCATAGATCAATATAAGTCCTTCTACTGGAAAGAGAAGACACTAGATCGTTGGTTGTCTTATGTGAAGAATCCACACGCCACTGTTGTTAGCCAAAAGGCTGACGAGAGAAACAAAAATATGGATGAGTTTGTACTCGGTCTATATGGTGATGTTGGTGCAGGTAATAGAGTCGGTACAGATTACAAGACTGGTACTGTTGAAATTGAAGCAACAACTGGTCAAGTAACTGGATCTGGCACAACCTTCACTGAATCTATGGTTGGTCGTGGATTTAAAGCTGATGGACACGATGTCTGGTATAGAGTTAAATCCTATTCGTCTGGCACTTCAATTATTATTGAAGACGATAAAGATGATTCAACCAGTGCTTACACTGGTGGAGCTATCAGTGCTGGTGCTTCTTATGTCATTGAAGCTGTTAGTGCAGTGGAAATTACCACAGCTAACTTGCTTGAAAAGGTGTCTGATCTTAACGAAAAGCTTGATAAAGCTGAGAGTTATGGATACTCTTCAGTTCCTGACAGCAATCGTTGGTTGATTGTTCCACCCGAGTTCAGAGGTTTGATGGTG